TGATTTGTATTAAATTGTGATATAACTAAACCGCCTCGATTCATTGAGACGGTTAAACGATTTCAATAGATTTTATTTCCGATTCTAAAAATTCAATTACATTCGTATCGCTTTCCGGGCGTTTCAACGTTATGGAATTTTCGTTTTCGCTATTATCATCCGCGTCGTGGAATGAAAAAATGCGCCCTTTCCATTTTTTATCGTCTGTATCAATTAATATTACATCGCAAAATAAAAAATCACGTAGATTAATCATGTTTCTCTTCCTTTCTTGGAACTAAATGTGTTCCAGTTTTTGAATAATGAATTGTTCCTTTATCTGTTGACGTTTCTTCGCCAGTGTTACTGTCTACATCAATGCCTATTTGTGAATCGCAATTAATTAGCTCTTTATTCTTCCATTTGCCATTTTTATCAAGTACTACAATGCCTGCACCACTTTTCTGATTTATAATTTCCTGCGCTTCTTTTTCAGAAATGGTTAGATAGCTTTTACCTTCCTTATATTCGGGCTCGCCCTTAATATGCTTCGCCTGCTTTTCATGATTTATTTCAAGCTTAATGTTTCCTTTTTCTATTTCTGATTTTATTATACCACTTCCGCCGGATTTGTCAACCAAGCCCCAATACTTTTTCTTAAACTCATCGTAATTTTTGACATTCTTAAATTCAAGCAGTTCTTTCGTTTCGTTATCTCGTTTAGTGAATCCGCCGTCAACAACCCACCTCGGCTTTATCAGCACAGCGCATCTGCACCTGCAATCCTCTGACGGCTTACCGAAATGTCCGGGAGAATCCGCTTTCATACCGTCTACTTCAAAATCCTCGTCAAGCTCTCTGACCTGGCCGTCAAGCTTTCTGTGGCTCGGTCTTGTCTTTTTATCAAGAGTACTGTCCCACGTTTTTATGAGGCTCGCTCCCTTTGCCGCGGCCTTTTTTCCTGAGGCAAGAGCGGCAACGCTTTGAATCCTGTGCCCCTCAGTCTGTACAATGTTCATAGACTGATTTATTGTGACATTTGACCTGCTTTGAAGATTACGGGCAATATCAAAATAAGACATAGAAGTCGATAAACCTCTTGAAATTTCCTGGGATATGGATTTTTTTAATTCCGATACATTATGACCTAACTTTTTATACATGCCCTCTGAAATTTTACTGTCCGTCATTAAAGCATTAACAACCTGTTCCTGTTCTATCGGAAATATAAGCGGTAATCCATATCCATTTAAGCTGTACAGCGTACCTATAAAGCCGTCCTCATAGCATGACTTAAGGTATTCTTGTATGCTGTCATATTGGTTGGAATTAAGTACGTCAAGAATTGCTGAAATCTGCCCCTTAAGAGCTCTTTGATATTCGATACGGTAAATTTTTGATTGGGTAAGCTCATCTGACATCATAGCTCTTATTTTATCGCCGATTTCATCAAGAGCCCTGCGATAGATTTCCTTAAGCTCCGATATAACCTCTTTCTCCCGTTCGAGAGAGTATTTCATAATTTCTTTTTCATACTTATTCATTATTTAAGTCCTCTAAAGCGGTCTTTATAGTAAAGTCCTCCTGTTCAGGCAATCTATTTTTTATTTCCTCATAATCAATATCGAGAACACCGCAGATGTTCTGCATTAGCGTTTCGTTATCAAGATTAGAGGCCAGATTCAGCAGAGTATTAATTTCCGTTTGCTTAGCCTGCGCTTCTGTCAAGGCAATTTGAGCGTTTTCCTGCGCGTTGCTCATGACCTCGTGCTTGAAATCAAAATAAATATCCTTCATCTGATAATCAGTCTTATTTCGTTCGTTTATTTCGCTTAAAACGGGTTTAATAAGCTTTCTTAAAAATTGCATTAATCGTATTTCCAGCTTCGAGCATTTTAAGTCAAGGAGCGAGTACGCCGCCTTAATGGCTATATTTGTAGTTGCGTTAGTGTCCTTGAGACCGGAAGTATTAAGCCCCATTCCAAATCGATAAATATTTTTTTCGTCAAGCTCAAGCTTTGTAAGTCTTGCCTGATAAGGAATATCAACGGTTTTTATATCCACCCCCGAATTTGCTTCGGCCTCCAGCCCTAAAACCTTTTTAGTTTTCAGGTTCTGTATAAGCTCATCCATACTGTCGCCTTCCAAACCTTTAACGACGTGAATCGGAGTATCAAAATCGATGAGATTATTTGACAGGCTTGACGCCATAAGATCATAGTCGTCAATAAGATCTTTGATGGGCCTTAAACAAGAAAATTGCTTTTTATTGTTATCCAAACGAAAAAAAGGTATAAATCCGAAGCCTTTGTAATAAATTTTCTTACCGTGCTCATACACTGCATGGGGCTTTGGATTAAGCTTCTCGGATTCGTCTTTTATTATTTTTCCCTTGTCGGTCATTAAAAAGAAATATACCCGCTCGCGGTCCCATACCTGAATACGCGTTATTTTCTTACGGTTTCTTTCTACTCGATCCAAATAAGAATATATTATATACTCCGTTTCGCTGTCCGATTCCTTTGTCCTTACCTCTACAACGCCTAAAGAATCGGCGCATTGAAAAGAAATTCTATCGTCCTGATTCTTATAAGCGTACATATATTCAAAGCCCTTTGACATGCAGCCTGTCAATGTTTCCGACAGCTCCGAAGTAAAATCTTCATTGCAGTTAAAATATAAATCCAATTCGCTTTGCAGTTCCGGGAAATCCGACTTTATAAATCCGTCCGAGCCGGACAGCATATATTGAACAGCTTGATCAACCAATTCGGCAAAAAAGGCATGGGGTATTTTAACATTGCTTCTTGTCTTGTCTTCAACTAAGTTACCGTCGGCATTATAATAAAATAATCTGTAGCCCTTGATATCATGATCGCCTTCATAATAGTCCTGCCCTTTACGGGCAAATTTTTTCTTATCAGAAATTCTGTCCTCTTCCATAAGCTGTTGTATTTCTTCAAGATTAAGCATTTATTCACCGCCTTATACGAGTATCTTTTTTCTTTTTCTCCATCTCTCAACGCCGTATCTCAGCGCCGCCATTGCGTCGTCCTGATAAGCAACCGGCTCGTCTGTGTATTCTCCGGTCTTTTCGTCCCTTTTCCATTTCCACTGCTGTAATTCCTTAATCGTATTAACGCAAGATGGGTGGACATAAATCATACGCTTAACCGCCTTATCTTTCTTGACAATGCCCTTAAGCCAGTCGATTTGCGCCTTAACCGAACCGTTCGACCCGCCCTTATCAACGCCCTTCGCCCTATATCCCGCATTCTTCCACATTTTTATCCTGTCAGGTTCCGCACTGTCACACCACATTTCTTTATTTGCAGGTATTTGAGCTTTCTTTGCGAGAGGAATAATTTCCGACGTTTCTTTTTCAAAGCAATAAACTTCTTTAAGAATGTAAATGTTATCGTCCTTGATACCGAGGAGCAGGATCGCGTTTGCATGATTGAATCCGAAGTCCTGGCCGATTGCGACGTCGTCGTAATCATTCAAATTCAAACTGATTTCTTTTACTTCCCAATTACGCAGTATAAGACCTCCGATTTCGCCCCATTCTCCTAAACCGTAAATTTGATACCCTTCAGGATCAACAAGCTTACGCCGCTCCATTCGTTGACGATACGCGTTATCAATAAATCTATTATCTAAATATGTACTGTGGTGGGTTAAGACATTCTGATCCGGAATATCAAAAAAAACTTTCTTTATCCAATGATTTTTATTTACAGGATTAAAGGTCATTCTTATCTGATAAAATTGCCCCTGCGGCAGCTCACCTCTCAAACGATCGTCAATAATCTCAAAATCCGCCTGAGTTATTTCTGTAGCCTCTTCAATCCACACATCGGTAAGTTTACCCTTTTGAAATGTAATAGATTTCAGCTTTTCACGCTGCTTTTCATTATTAACCCCTCGGAATATTATCTGATTTCCGTTACGAAACGTAAGCTGTAACGGACTTTGTTTAATAGACCAGTATTTATCCGTCCTGTCGCCGAACATACGATATATCGCTCCGGTAAGCTCCGCGTAAGTACTGTCTCTGTTTGTAATATCCGATTTACGTATACACACGAGATTACGCCCCTTGTCCCTCATTAATCGAAGTATGTAATTTTGTGCTGTATCAACAGATTTTCCCGATCCCGCGCTACCTTTCATAACTATATAACGTTTTCTTGATGAATCAACCTCTTTAAATACCGGATTTGCTTGTATCATCAGATTCATTCTCATCGCCCTCGTAATCAATTGATATTTTTAAATCTGTGTCTGTTTCTAATTCAAGTTTATCCTTGAACATCCCCAAATGCTTTCCTAAAAGCTCAAGAGCCTTGATTTTTTCTTTACCTGAAATATCGGTATCTGCAAGAGCAATCTTTTCCAGTTCTTTTAAAACTGTGTCGGCATTGATTCCAGTCCGCTGAGACTGTTCTTTTCTTAGTTCGTTTATATAATTCAAAACGTTATTTTTCGTAATAAGTTGACGGCCTATTTCAGGATTTTTATACCCCGCTCTGGCAGCTGCCCGCGTTGCGTTCAGGTCAATGAGGTACTCCTCACCAAACCTTTTTTGTTTTTCTGTTAATTTTGGCATTTACCTCACCTTCCTTTCATTGGGTATAAGAAAAGCCCTAATCAATAGATTAAGGCTTGAAATATAAAAACCATATCGGTGGCTTCACCGATATGGTTTTAATTACATATTCACGGAAAAGCGAACCGGACGCTTTCACGCCCGGAAAGCCTACTGTTTTTTCCGT